TAGAAATCAATAAGATGGAAGCAGCGCACAAGTCGCTGTTCGTCGCAGGCTGGAGACCAGCTATCGGGTGGATATGCGCACTTGGTCTGCTGTACAACACAATCATCGCTAACATAATCAGCATCTGGGTATCGGTGCCAGAAGTGGATACGACGCTACTTGTTCCAGTAATGATGGGGATGCTCGGCTTAGGCGCTATGCGCTCATATGAGAAAGTCAATTCCGTGGCTAGAGAGAAGTAATGGCAGAGACGGCAAAATTGGGACTATGTTGGAAAAAAAGGCAAGTCTCGCTACCTACCTAAAGCGGCTCGTAAGGCATTATCGTCGGGTCAAAAGGCGGCAGGATCGAGAGCTAAAAAAAAAGCTACCAAGTCGGGCAAAGGCTCGGCTCGCTACACTGAGGCAGAACGCAAAGCAGTCAGGAGAGCAACGAAAGGATGAAGGGAATCACACACTACAGGATTGACGGCACCCCATATGAGGGCGAGACCCATCCAATGCCGGGAGGCGTTGTGCATACAGGTGCAAGCCATGATGCAAGCAGTGTTCGCGTGTATCACTTCCAAGAGCTATCAGCAGAGGCTAAGAGGAACGCTATGATGTTGATGGTTGAAAGCAACAAGTCGCGCTGAGGAGTTAGTCATTGACTGCAATGAGTGAGCTTGAGCAAAAAGGCGTTATTTCCGATATAAGGCTCAACAGTAAGCACCGGTATTTAATGCCGCTTAATGCTAAACTGAGAGATCGCTTGAGTCTTTTAAGCAAACCCTATCCAAAACGCGTTGAAAGTGTAGAAAGCGACACGCCTGCTATCCAAGCAGGAGAGGGCGGTGCAACTCCGACCTCAACGCTCCAAACAAAAGAAGCTCATGGCTAGACCGCAAAAGCAAATTGACTGGGATCAAGTAGAAAAGCTATGCGCTATTCACTGCACAGGTGAGGAGCAAGCCAACATCCTTGGCGTCGATTACGACACCCTCAACAGGGCGTGTCATCGTGAGCATAAGCTCAGTTTTGCGGACTATTTCAAACAAAAAGCATCCACAGGCAAGATGAGCCTACGCAGACGACAATACAGTGCAGCGATGGATGGCAATACGACCATGCTTGTGTGGCTAGGGAAGAACTGGTTAGGTCAGAGCGATATGCCAGAGCCAGAGCCACAAGATCTGCCGCCTATCATCATCGAGCGGGCCGATGAAGCTAACAAAGCCACAGGATGACATCTTCTTTGATGAGAGTAGGTTCCGAGTCGTCGTCGCAGGGCGGCGGTTCGGTAAAACCTTTCTCTCAGTCCATGAGCTAATCAAAGCGGCATTAACGGGTCACGATAAGAACTGTTGGCTAGTGTGTCCTACTTACAAAGCAGCGAAAGAGATCGCGTGGAACATGCTTAACGATGCGCTCCCAGATGGATACGCAACCAAGCGCAATGAGACCGCTTTATCTCTCACGCTTAGGAATGGCTCAACGATCTCACTCAAGGGTGCAGAGAAGCCTGACAACCTAAGAGGGAGAGCATTAGATTTTGTCGTGATGGACGAGTTCGCTGATATGCGACCAGAGGCATGGTTCGAGGTGCTTCGTCCTAGTCTTAGCGATAGGCTAGGGTCTGCATTGTTCATCGGCACACCAAAGGGGCGCAATCATTTCTACGACTTATGGACGCGAGGCACGGACAAAGAGGAGGGCTGGCAAGCCTTTCAGTACACGACCATCGAAGGCGGCAATGTTGAGGCGGCTGAGATCGACCAAGCGAGATCAGACTTAGACGAGCGAACCTTTACCCAAGAGTATGAGGCCGAGTTCGTCACTTACTCAGGGGTAATCTATTACGCATTCAGCAGAGAGGAGAGCGTAAGCAAAGGGTTCCTTGCTGATGAGCTTCATATCGGTATGGACTTCAACCTCGATCCAATGAGCGCAGTCGTTATGGTGAAAGACGGCAGCACCATGCACGTTATAGACGAGATCGTTATATACGGGTCAAATACTGACGAGATGGCAGACGAGATCTTGCAAAGATACCGAGAGCATCAGGTCACGATCTACCCAGACCCAGCCAGCAAGCAACGCAAGACAAGCGCAGGCGGTAGGACTGACCTATCTATCCTGCAAAACGCAGGCTTTCGGGTGAAGCTGAGAAACAGCCACCCACCCGTGCGAGATCGGATCAACTCAGTGAATAGCAAGCTGATGTCATCGACAGGACAGCGCACACTGTTAGTCGATCCTAAGTGCAAGCAAGTCATCTCATCGCTGGAGCGGCAGACGTACAAAGAGGGCACAAGCCAGCCAAACAAAGAGGACGGCTTCGATCATATGAATGATGCGCTCGGTTACGCTATAGAGTATCTTTTCCCGATTCGCAAAGAGCGCACCACAGAACAACCGACTAGGTGGACGGCATGAAGAACTTGGAGTATCAGCACCCCGACTATGACGCAAATCAGGACAGGTGGGAGTTCTACCTGCGATCCTATGCTGGGGGCCAAGAATACAAAAACGGCAGCTATCTAACTGGCTATCAGAACGAATCCGAGAATGAGTACGCGAGGCGCATCAGTCTAACCCCTATTGATAACCACTGCCGGAACGTAGTTCACATCTATAGCTCATTCCTGTGGCGCGTCCCACCAGTCCGCGTCTACAACAGCCTCGATGCAAACCCTGCTCTCGATGCGATGGTCAAGGATGCCGACCTAGATGGCATGAGCCTCAACAGTTTTATGAAGCAGGCTCAGATATGGTCTAGCGTTTATGGGAATGTCTGGATACTTGTTGATAAGCCAGAGAGCAACGCAACGACCAGAGCCGAAGAGCTAGAGCAAGAGATTCGGCCTTACTTGTCATTGTTCACGCCAGAGAACGTCTTCGACTGGCAGTTTGAGCGTACCCCATCAGGGCGCTTCGAGTTGACGTATCTCAAGCTCCGCGAGTCTGTAGACCGAGAGGATGCTACGACTATCGTGAGCTACTTCCGCATCTGGCGTAAAGATGTGATCCAGCATTGGAAGTCTGACGGTGACCGCGAAACCATGATGGAGGAGAAAGAAAACCCACTTGGCACGATTCCTGCGGTATTCCTCCCAGCGAACAGATCAAACACAAGGGCAGTCGGTATCTCTGACCTGTCTGACATCAGCTACATGCAGCGGGCTATCTATCAAGAGCTATCAGAGATCGAGCAGCTAATACGGATCAGCAACCATCCGTCCTTAGTAAAGACATTCGACACAGACGCGAGCGCAGGTGCTGGTGCAGTGATAAACGTGCCTGACGATTCAGCCGAAGCGATGAAGCCGTTTCTGTTGCAGCCTTCTGGTAACAATATCCAGCAGATCAGGGAGTCGATCAAAGACAAGGTGGAGGCCATCAATCGAATGGCGCATATGGGCGCAGTAAGAGGCACCGAAGCCATTACGCAATCAGGCGTGGCGATGCAGACTGAGTTTCAGATGCTGAACGCCAAACTCTCAGAGAAGGCTGACTTGCTAGAGCTAGCAGAGGAGCAGATGTGGCGCTTCGTCTGTCGATGGCTAGATGTCACGCCAGATGTTGAGGTGTTCTATCCCGACTCATTCGACGTGAGAGATTACGAGAAAGAGTTGCTCTTCTTGCAGCAGATGAAAGCCAGCGGTGTTCGATCATCTACCTTGCAGCAAGAAGTGGACAAGCAAATCGCCGACCTAGTACTCGACGATGACAAGCTGATGCAGGCTCACGATGAGATCACTGCAACGACTCAGGTGCTTGGGCAGTTCCCTGTAGCTGAAGAATGACCCCCGACGAATATGCAGAGATCGTCAATCGGTTAGCGGACACGCATCGAGGCCGAATCGCTGACGTCCTGCAACGATTAGAAGAGCGCATCGCAGCGATAGCAGGCTCAGCCCCAGTTCGCCAAGGCGTCCTTTTCGATCTTGCTTATGCTTTACAGGCTCGCAATCAGATCAGGGGTGCGCTCACCGATGAATACCTCGTAGCTGTTCAGCAACTCATTGAAGAATACCCAAGCCTGTACGCTAGTCAGTATGAGATGTTTTCAGAGCTAGGCGACTTCATCAGGGTGGAGCCAGAGATAATATCGGCTTTACAGCGCCAGTCATTCCAAGGATTCGAAGCCATCGCAGAGCAGCAGTTAGACGTTTTAGCCAATGGTGTCTATCGGTCAACCTTAGTCGGGGAGAGCCGAGACGTACTCATCAAGGATTTGAGAGGGTCAATCAATGGAATCTATCAAGCGAGCGATCAGGAAGAAATTAGAAGACTTGTGGCAGTGGCTCAAAACGCTACCGGACAGGCTAGAGAGGATGCAATTAGGACTCTTCATAATCGATATGCTGCTGATCGCTTGGGCAATAACATGCGGCGTTATGCGACAACTTACGCAGAAGATTCGCTCAGTCAGTTCTCGGCTAGCATCACGGCTAGAACGGCTGAAGAAATGGGGATAGAGACCTTCGAGTATTACGGTGATCTGATTACAGACTCTCGGAAATTCTGCCGCGACATCATCAACGAGACCGATCACAAGAACGAATACACGAAGGAAGAGATAGAGCGAATATGGGACAAGGAATCATGGGCGGGCAAGGCTCCGGGCAACCCATTTATCGTAAGAGGCGGCTATAACTGCCGTCATCATTGGCTACCACTTGTGGAGGTTTGAAATGCCGTATCATGCAGGGCACGACAAAAAGAAGAAGAAGAAAAAGAACAAGCGACCCATGGGGCGCAAACGCAAATAACGCAAAGGTTGACAATTTACCCGAAAGGGTAAAAATAGCCCCAACTCACTAGAGGTTATCGCTACATGAGCGACGAAATCATGGAAGAAAGCGTTGAGACTGAGCCAGCGCAAGAAACACCAACTCAGGAGTCAAAGACTTACACCCAAGAAGACATGGATCGCGTTATATCGGATCGTCTAGCGAGGGAGCGTAAGAAATTCGACAAGCAGTTAGACGGCATTAACTTAGAAGAAGCTCGCCAGATCATGCTTGAGCGTGAGCAGGCGCAGATAGAGCGCCAAAAAGAAAAAGGCGAGTTTGAGCAAGTGCTAAAGCAAACTAACGAAAAGAAAGATCAGGAGATAGCAAAACTGACCGCTGCACTGCATAGCACCAAGATTGACGGTGCACTGTTTACTGCCGCAAACAGACATAATGCTATCGACTCTGAGCAAGTAGCCACTTTGCTGCGTAATCGCGTGAGGCTATCCGATGATGGGATGGTGGAAGTGATAGACGATAACGGCACAGTGCGCTATAACGACAATGCAGATCCGCTCTCAATAGATGAAGCGGTGAGCGAATTCTTAACGGCAAGTCCGCATTTTGTAAGAGCTACCGCAGGTGGCGCAGGCACAATGGGCAATGCTGGTGGCTCGACTCCGAAGCCTACATCGGTGGCTGATATGGTAGATAACTGGAGCAGTGGGGGCAAAGAAGCCTACGCCGCGCTCCGCAAGAAAACTTAGCAGACCCCGGAGTTAAATCATGGCAGCTACAACCAGCACCACCCTTGACGACCTATTTGCGAACATTATCGCAGCAGCCCGATTCACGGCAGAAGAAGAAAGCCTGATGATGGGCCTTGTTACCATGTACAACATTGGCGACGAAGCAGGCAAAACCATCCAAGTGCCAAAGTACCCAGCAGTGACAGCCGCTGACCTTACCGAAGGCACGGACATGAGCAGCAGCACTGTCTCAACCTCATCTGTAAGCATCACAGTCGGCGAAGTTGGCGCGCAAGTTGTGCTGACCGACGTTGCAGCTATGGGTTCTGGCAACCCAGCAGAAGAGCTAGGCACTGTTCTAGGTAACTCAATCGCTACGAAGATCGACACAGACCTGATCGCATTGTTCGACGGCTTCTCTACCGCATTGGGTGGAGCAGGCACCGAGATCACGGTTGCTGACATCTTTAAGGCTGCGGCTACCTTGCGTAACGCCAAGGCTCAAGGTGACATCTTCGCGGTTGTGCATCCGTTTCAGGCATATCAGCTAAAAGCTAATCTGACCAACACCTTTGCTAACCCAAATGGTGGAACGGCGCAAAACACGGCGATGGTCAACAGCTATGTGGGCACGATTGCAGGCGTAGACATTTACGAGTCATCCAACATCACAGTTGATGGTTCAGACGATGCGAAAGGCGCTGTATTCAGCCGCGAGGCTATGGCAATCGCTATGAAGCGTGACTTCCAAATTGAGACCCAGCGCGATGCGTCATTGAGAGCATTCGAGCTTAACGCCACCGCCGTATATGGTGTGGGCGAGCTTGATGACAGCTATGGCGTAGAGATGCTGTTCGACAGCGCACTCTAAGCGTTTCGGCTAGCCTCGCATTCTCCCCAGCTTGCGGGGCTGGCCCTTTTTGGAGGTCTCATGGCGATTACATATCGTGGCGTGCGCTTCGAGGGATACAACCGCCCGAAACGTACACCCAAGCACCCGAATAAAAGCCACGTCGTATTAGCGCGACAGGGCGACAAGGTTCGCATGATCCGATTCGGTCAGCAGGGTGCAGACACCAAACCTCCACGCAAAGGCGAGAGCGAAGCTGATAAGGCTAAGCGCAGATCGTTCAAGGCACGACACGCGGCAAACATAGCCAAAGGTCGTAGAGATAAAACGGCATCAGCGGCATATTGGGCTGATCGTACCAAGTGGAGTTGATATGGCGTTCTCTCAAGACTCTGATTTAGTCGCGCTCGTTCCCGACATATTGCAGTTCGGCATCACCAGCTTTTCAGCGGAACATGCCAAGGCAGAGACAGACTTGCTGCGCACTATCCGGAACGAGTGGTGGTATCGCAAAGGCTTGCCGGGAGAGATGGTCACCGCTTACCTAACAGATTCACAATGGACTCGCTGCAACGCTTATCTAGTTCTCTGGAAGTTTGCTCTCCCTCAGCTAACTAACTGGGT